GCACAGCGGAGTTGGCCGGAATGGTCAACGTCACGCTGCTCCCGTTCATTGCGATGGTTTTGCCGGCATCCGAAGCAATAAGCGTATACCCCGTCGATTTGCTATTTAGCGGTGCCTCGCGGTAGCCAACCGGAAAGTTGGTGTTGCTCGGCGCATTGTCTGGAATCAACGCCGTGCCGGTAAACGTCGGGCTTGCGATTGGGGCGTAAGTTGCCGCAGCGGTCGCCGTTGACAGCGCATCGGTAATGCCGTAGCCCGAAAGCGTCGTCGGTGTGCCCGTGACGTTTGACCAGCTAATGCCCGAAACCGTCAAATCGTTAACGCCCGAAATGTCATCGTACGTGCCGATTTGCACGCCAGCCGCCGTTTGCAGGATGAACTTATAGCTGACCGCCTCGGACAGCCAAATCTCCGCCGGCACGCGGCCTTCGGAGTTGAGCACAATGGGGTTGCTGTGCGCTGTGCCCCCGCCGATGCTGGTATAGGCCGCCTCTGGCGTCGTGGTGCCCGCCGTGTAAGTAAAGATGCGACCACCTGCAAGCGGGTTGCCAGCACCGTCAAAAAACTGTGCGCCGGCACCGGCCAGCGGGGAAAGAAATACGGTCATATATATACCTGCATCACGGTCAATATGATGGATGGAATTGCGGGCACAGGGGCCGAAGCAGCAAAGTGCTCCAACTGCACGCTAAGATCGTCAACGGAAAAATATAGCTGAAAATAGTCGCCGTTGGATAGCGGCAAGAAAAAGTTTGCAGCCGAGAAGATTTCGGCGTTGTTGCCCTGAATTTGAACCAACGACCCAGAATTAGCGACTGCCGTACCGTTAATGGCGGGCCAAATGTAAAACTTGCCGCTACCGCCTGAAGTCTTGTCCACCTGAATGGAAAACTGCACGTTGTAAATGGCAGGCCGCGAGACTTTAATCTTGCTGCTATCCGCCGGATCACGGTAAATGCCATACGCCGTGTCGGCATTGTTGTAAGTGATGGCTTTAGCCGTATTAATGACGGTCGCCGCTTGAGTCTGGGTTGAAAAGAACGACCCGAAACTTACGGGTGTAAACTCTAACCGGGGCGGCCCTAACTCTAGCGCGTCAATACGCGTCTGCGCTGCGGCGAGCTCGGCTTCAGTCGCAGCGTCGCTATATGGCGCAAGTTCAAGGTCCGCGAGCGAGATGGCGGTTGTGCCGCCGCCCGTCAGTTGAAACTGGTTGTTAAAAAACCGGAACCATTCACGCGAAATGAGGCCCGTACGTTCATCGACGAACGGCACGCGAGGTGCCGGGATGTTGGTCGTGTTGGGCGTTGTCATGCGGTCGTCGGGCTAAGCTGTAGCTCCGCTCCCATGATAGCCACGATAACGGGGTCAGTCCCCGAGACTTCGTACACGCGATCCCGCGACTTCATCGTTGCGCCAAGCCGGCGCCAAATTACGCGGGTCTGCGTGGTGCCAATTGGCCCCGTGTCGCGCCAGTATTCGTTACTCCACGTATGGCCGCCATCATCCGACCAACGCAGCATGACCTGCGGGTCCGTGCCGACGTTAGGGCCGATAAGAGCGTACAGCGAACTTGGCTCTGTGTTTGGTGCTACGGCTTGGTTAGTTTCAATTTCTACCGCGCCTTCCGTAGACAGGATCAAGTCCAGCGCCGATGAGGACGCGTCGCCCGAAAGGCCCACACCCGTCTGGCAGTCAAGCTGCAACTGGTGATGGATCGTGCGGGTTAGGTTGTTCTGCCCAGTCGGCAGCGCGCGCCAGCGGCGCAGCCACTTCTGCACGACCCCAGCGTCTAAATACACGTCCAATTTGAACTGGTAAATGTTGCCGTTTTGGAAATCGCCAACTGTCGGATAGCCAGTAAAAGCTGCGTGGCAGTTAGACCGATGGCGCTTGTACTCGCCGTTGACGAGCGCAGCACGTTCGTGCCAAGCGCCGGTCGCAGCGTCAAACACCCACGTCGTATCGGCAGACGGAAAAATTAGCACGTAGAACGCGTGGCCGTCTTGCTGGTATGTGTACGCCAGCGCGTCGGACATATCGCTGTACTGCTGAATAGCAAACTCAACGGCGTGCGTCGATACGCGCACGGCCTGATAGCCGTTTGCGCGGTAGATAATCCCGCGACCGCGAGCGTCAGCCCCTAGCCAAAACACAGTGTTGTCGAGCTTGGCAACAGAGTACGGCGCAATACAGCCGATTTCGTTATAAGCACCTTGGATGCGCTCTAACGGAAAGTCAACATTGCCCGAGTTGTACCAAACTTCGGTTGAGTTTGTGCCAAAGAGCCACGCTTCGCGGTGGTCAATCATAATGGCTACTAAACCGTCGGGCGATCCTTCGGCGCTAGCAAAGTCCAGCGGGTCAACAGACAAACCGTCAAGCAGTTGCGTGACCCAGATACGCTGGCTGTTTGGCTCGTTAAACACAAAGTACCCATCAAGATACCCCACGGTGACGGCACCAGGGAAATCTGGATCGGTAATCTGAGCAAATACGCCTGTTATAAAGTTGTAGATGTATCCGTCTGGATTACACGCTACGAACAATTGCACGCCGTTGTCGGCCATTGACACCGGGCCGGTGCCGGTAATGTCGCCGAGTTTGGTAATGGCAATGCTAGGCGTCATCTTAAACAGCTCATTACCCGAAGCAATGTAGATGTCGTTTTCGCGGTTCCACAGCCCACGAATCGGTCCCGAACCGACCGAGGCAATTAGCTCCATGCCGGGGCAACGCTGCAAATACGCAGGTTCCTTGCCCCCCTCGGGGATGACCTCGGGGTACAAGTTAACCATGCGTGCGTCAGCCGCATTGGGGCTACGCACCACATAAGATGACCCTAGAATCGGTGTCTTCATAGTTTAGGCAACGGTAGCGCCGTTGTTGGACACGATCCACCAGTCGGTGCCGAGGAACTGCAACAACACGCTTTCGCCGACTGCGTTAAAGGTAATGGTCGTGCCGTTGCCAAAGTTGGTAGGCGTCAACACGCCCGTATCGCCGCCTGCGGCTTCGGCAACATACACAACCGCCTTGAGCTGCCCCGCCACGCCATCAACCAACGTCAGAGCATTGCCTGCGCCGGTAGAAGTGAACGTTGTAGTCAGCGTCGTGACATTGACAGCGCCGGGACCGGAAAGCGTCTGCACGCTACCCACTACGGCACCCGCAAAGGTCTGCGTGCCCGTAAACGTCTGTGCCGCGTCAGTGCGCGCGATTGACGCGCTCGTAGACGGGAACGTCATTGTCGTAGCGTCGGTACCGGCAAACGTAACGGAGTTGTTAGCCGTTAGCGTTTTGCCATTGGCAATCGTCAACGTTGCGCCGGTTGCCGGAGCTGTAAACGCTACTTTGTTGATGCTAGTAGCCGTAGCCACGCCAAGCGCCGGCGTTACCAACGTCGGGCTAGTAAGCGTGACGCTTGTAAAGAGATTAGTGTTAGTAATCTTTTTGGTCAGGCTGCTTTGAACCAGCACAAACTCATCCGCGCCCGAAGACGAAGATGTAGCCGGAAGGTTAGAAATGGTGATTTTAGTCGCCATAGTTAGAAATTCCCGGCGTAAATGTTGTAACGGTTGCGCCGCGCTATGAGGCTATAGGGCATAGCCATGAGATCACGCGGATTATTGATGCGCTTCAAGTTGCGCTTGCTGTACATAGCAACCCGGCGCACTTCAGGCGGCGGCTCTACGTTGAACTCGGGCGCAAGCTCTAATGCCAAGTTATAGCGAAACGCTCGCAAGTAGCCAGGCGGAAACGCCAAGTCGGTTGCAAGCGTTGTCGGGTTAGCCAACGGCTGCACCGAAATAAAATGAAATTCCAACATACGGCTAGGTACTGGGTATACCGACAGCGTAATGTTGGGGAAGGTGTTGTTAACAAACAACACCTGCGGATACGTGCTTTGCACCGTTTTGACCGCAATGTTGTTGTATTGCAACTGGTTAATAAACTTGATGCCGTACGACACGTTGGTCGTAGGATCGCGGAAGTACGTTGAGTCGTCCAGCAAAATTGGACGGGCCGGTTGCGTGCCATCCACGCCAATATACTGATCGCCTTGCGTTACGATAGGCGTATCCGACTGGGTGCCTAAAATATAGACAAAATCGCCGGTCGGACCTAACGTGCGAATTCGCGCGCCGGCTTCCCAAAAATACGTCATGTCTTGCGTGCAGAACACGGCCAAACGCTCAGTGCTCCAGCTATCAATCATCTGATTGAGCGCAACAAGATTGTCTTGATACACGGCTTCGGGCAACACGTTGCCCGAGTTTACAAGCCCTAGCAAACGATGCGCACCACTTAAAAGCTCACGGGTAGTTGCCATGGTTCACCTAGATTGGGGGCATGTTAAATGTCGTATTCGTATTCGGCACGTTATCGGTCTTGTTAACCGGCAACGGCTGAATGTTCGTACGGATCAAACTATCAAGATCAGCGCGCAAGTTAGCAATAATTTCAGGCTTAACTTGTGAGCCATATTCGGGCGCCAGCTCCATTGCCAACGACAGTTCTAGCAAACGCTGGTAGCCGGGCGGCAAGTATTGCGTATATACCAAAGTTGCGTATTTGCCAATCATTCGCTCCGCTTTAATAAACAACGTGAACGTAGATGTATTTGGCGTCGGATACAGCAGAATTTGTCCGTACGGCAAGTTAGGCCGATAGAGCAGCTTGGTTGGCGCCCCAACGGCAGACTTGTTGATAATGTTCGTCCAATACTGTTCGGTAATCAGCGCCAGCGGTGTATCGACGTTATTGACGCGAATAAACGCGCCTACGATACGAATAGGCCGTGCGGTAACAAAGTTAGCCGCCGGCGACGCATCAGGATCGTTGCCGATCGTGTACGTATTCTGGCCGTTAATTAAAACAAACGATTCGGCTTGTGTGCAGAAATAATACTGCGGGTTAGCCAAAAACGAATCAATAATAGAATTAAGACTGTAGAGCGAGTCTTGCGCCTCGTCGGCTGTCGTCGTCTCGCCGGAAGCCAAAACACCCAACAATCGTAACGACTTGTTGATAATAGTTTGGGCCGTTACAGCCATTGTTCAGCCCTCTAGGCTTCGGTCGCAACTGCTTTGCGGCGACGCTTCAATTGATTAGGTTCCGGCGACGCAACAGGCTCATCCTGCCGCGCCGCCGGTTCCAAAGGATCATACTCCTCCCAACCGTGCTCGTGGTCCATAGCCGCCTCTACATCAGAGATGGCAATTTTTAGCCCGTGAACCGGGTGGCGAAGATATATGTTCATAGTTACGGCAGGAGCCCGTAAGCCTGAAACCGCGACTCAAGCTGAGCAACGCGAGTCTGGAGGTTTGCAATCACAGCCAACACCGTGTTGCCTTCGTTCTTAGTAACGAAGCCGAACGGGGTCGTCTGGGTCAAATCCTGAATCGCAAAGTCTGCCGGAGACGGGGCCGTGGACGTAATCGTCGTAAGTTGGGCCGTGAGGGCCGCACCTTCGGAAACCGGCGTCGTGCCGAAGAATCCGACCGTACCGCCGGCAGCACCAATTACTGCACCGTCAAGCTCTGGGTCCGAGAACGCAACACCAACCGCCTTTGTATTAGGCATAGAAATACTCCTATGAGCAGTGCCCCCTACGGTATCACCCGTAGGGGGCGTTTGCTATTACGAAATGCGGTAGCAAGTCCAGGTCGCGTCGCCGGTCTTGCGAGCGCGGAAATGTGCCGACGTACCGTCAGCCACCACCGCCGAGCCCACAAGCGTCCAGCCCGTGCCCGAAAACGTCACGTCGTTTCCTGCGTCGTCACCGAGGTTGACGCAGAAGAAGTCGAACGTGCTGCCCACGCGGGCGCTCGCCACAGCGGCGTCCACAAGGGACGCAGCCGCGAACGAGTAGGTGCCCGCAGACGTGCTGCCTGAGTCCACCGAAAAGACGCCGTTCACAAGATCGGCGACCGCGATGGTGCCCGTAGCGCCGGCGTACGCCGTCACCGGGCCGAGAACGCCCATGATTGGCTCGGCAGCATTGCCGGCGCCAACCTGATAGCCACTAGTACCGTTAGGAAGTGCCATTTTTAGTTACTCCGTGAATAAGGTTAAGAATTAGCCCCAGATGCGGCAGGCCATCTGCGGACGGATCACCGAGTAGCCATACAGCACGTCGATACGGCAGGGCATACGGTCGTTGTTGATGTCGTACTGACGGACAACGCGCATGGAGATGCCGTTGTGAACCTGACGCGACGCCATGTCAACGCCCTGCGGGAGCAGGAGGTCGGCGGTGGCAAACGTGATCGCGTCCTTGTGGTACACAAGGTTCTGAGCGTACTGGCCGCTAGCGGCACCCACATAGGTCACGACATCGTTCGCGGCCGGCAGCTTGCTGACCGTAGCAAGGGCGTGCGTCGGGCCGTAGACCGCCGGCAGGAACTCCACATCCACGAACTCCGTAGAGGCCGAGGTGACGGTGTTCTGCACAACGAACTGCTGCAACGCGCCAGTGGACTCGCGGGTCTGCGGGTTGACCGCAAACACGCCAGCGATCGTGAACACGTCGCCCGGAACGAGGGTGAGGCCGTCGGTCACGTTGTCGAGCGTCAGCTTGGTCGCACCGTTGGCGAGCGTCGCCTTCACGATCGGGGTGTCCGCGCGCGAAGCCGAGCCGTTGGTGTGCTGCTTGATCGACTGAGACATGTTGATTTCGTCGTAGCCGAGGATGCCTTCGCCCATCATGCCGTTCTTGAACTGGCGGCTGATCGAATCAACCGGGTTGAACAAGCCCTTCATGCCTTCGACGAGGCCAGCGTTGGCCGCCGGGTTGACGGTGGCGTAGCGCGGAGCCATACCAGCGGCAGCTTCGTTCAGCTTCTGCTGCGCCTGCAACAGAACGAGCGAGGTGCCGGGGGTGACGCCAGGCGTACCGACCGACTGAAACACGTTCTTGTACGAGCTTGCCACGTCGGCGTCGATGCTGGAGGCGAGCTGGCTGATACGCGGCTTGAGCACGCGCTCGGCGAAGTCGTCCAACTGGAGGGCCATTTCGGCGCTGGTGAAGTTGACGCCGATGTGCTTCTGCGAGGCGACGGTGAGCGTGGTGAACTGCTCGTTGTCGTCCTGAACCTGAAGCGCAGCGCCGTCGGTCACAAGAGCGCGATCCGGCAGACGGATGCGGAGGGTCGAACCAATCTTGGCACCTTCGACAGCAAAGCTGTCGTCGTACTGACGGTTCACGTTGCGGGTGATTACGAGGTTGTTCTCCAGAATTTCCAGAGCCTTCCGCGTAATCATGTCAATAGTAAGAAGTGTATTAGCCACAATAAATCTCCAAAAAAGAAGTTAGCGGGTACGTCGCGCTTCCCACTGCTTAATCTGCCTCAGACGCTCGGCTTCGATCCACTCCGACGTGCTCATGTCCTTGACTGAGCGTGGGTCCGTCGTGTCTCGGGCCGGCGCGCCTACGGTTTTAGCCGTCACAGGCTTAATCGGCGGGGGCGCGTTGGTTGTTCGTTTAACTGGCGGATTGTCGGTCAATTTGACCTCAATCTTACCAATCTCCTTGGCTTGTAGGTAGGGCGACAAACGGGAAATACGTTCAGCTTCGCGGGGGTTAGAACCTAAGTAGTATGCTACATCGGGGCCAACATCCGAAGCCTGAATCGTCTCGGCCATCACGTTCGTGATTGGCAGCGATCGGTTGTACACGACCTGTTCAAAGTCGTCGTACTTGTCAAAAGCCGCTTCTTCACGTTCCTTATAGGCCATCAACAGCTCGCGCTGCTGCCGGTCTGCCTCCCGTTTGGCCAGCAACTCCTCGGCCTTGCGGGTTGCCAAAGCATCCGCGTAGGCGTCGGGGTCGATGTCCCGGTCAGGCAGCGTGGCGGGCGTCTGAGCTTGGGACTCAGGCGCTTTTAGCGCTTGCTCTCGCTCCCACTTGCGACGTTCCCGTGCAAGCCTCTTGCCTACCAGCGCGTCGAGCTCCTCTTGGGAGAACGTCTTGGCAGGCTTTTCCTCCGGCTGAGTTGCCTCTTGGGCAACAACTTCGGGTTCCGGTGCTGCCGTAGCAACCGGTTCCGGCGCGGGTATTTGTTCCGCTACTACTTCGTTTTCAGACATTTTGATTCCTAATGAATCCCTGGTGAACCGCACCAGTACGGGGTCTTTTTACCAAAAACTGTTGTGCAATTGCAACTATGCAGCCAAAGTCGTTGCGGCTTTCCAAACAACGTCGGCGCCGCTGTAGCCCGTGCAAACCCACTCGTAGATTGACCCCGCGACCGGAACATTAAGAATGTAACGATCTCCCTTTAAGCCGGGAGTTGCAATGGTCGGGGCGCTAGCGCCTTGGATTAAACGACCGCCGAGGTAAATGTTAGTTTGAAAACCAAACTGCGTAGTAATTGCGTTGTACGCTTCCGGCACCAAATTGTTTTTGTGGCGAAAAATTCCGTCGGCGGGATCGTTGGTGACGACGTTTAACCAGGTAGTTGTCGTCGGACCGCCCACAAGGTTATCAAGCGTTGTATCCCAGCCACCGCCTCCAGAGGGGGAGTCTTGAAACACCATCGTTACTGCGTCGATTTCACAGTCTTTATAGACGTTGAAACCGCCGCGATTTTGAATACCTACGTCCCATCCGCCAAGGAAACGGCAGTCATCTACAATAAGTTTGTAGTTGTCAACTTTGTAGTTGTTTAGACTGCGCAGCGCAATAGCGCTATCGCCAGACAAAATCGACGAATCAGCAATAAAATCGCATCCTTTGAAATTTATCGTGGCTCCAGAGTTAAGGGAGCCAACATTCCAATAAATTTCAAAGCCAAATGATTGAGTGCCAACAACGCCTGCTGGTCTAAAGAAAAAGAATTGGCAGTCCGAAAAATTAACTTTGCCAACTTCGACAAAACGGTTAATAGTGCCGCCGCTGATTTGGCTAACTGCAAAACGACAGTTGCTAAAATTCATGTTGCCTAAATTGTTGTTGCCGCCAAAGTTCATTGCGCCGCGATCGGACGACAAATTAGAAGCAAAAATAGTTAAATTTTCGCCGCCAAAGTCAAACCCGTTCTGAGAATAGACGTTGTTTAATTCAACATGGCAGGCAAATGTAGCGCCAGGGCCAGGAGACCCGCCGCCAGTACCATCTACTTCAATGTCAAGCCGAGTTAAATCTGTGTCGCCAGACATGTGAACGTTAGTCGCTTTGACAAACGCGTACCCGCCGCCAATAACTAATCCGCCACGAAAGCACTCTCGCATTATGCAATCGGAAATTTCAACGTTAACGCTGCTGTATACTAAAATTGCGTCAGCCGTGCCGTTTTCAAAAACGCAATTGTTTATAAACGCACGTAAACGCCCTGCGCCGTTTTCGTTGCCGAAAAGAATAATAATATGCTGTTGTTCAAGCTGATAGTTCTGGTACGGCGGCGAATTCGCGCTGTTGCCGTCCATGTACAGATAGCTCCACGATACCGGCTTAGAATCGACCGCAATAACGGGCGCGGTCTGCCGCGTAAACATGCGGAAAAATTTTTCAGAACTAGGTATTTTTAGCAGTTTTGACGCCGGTCCAACGCCTAAAAACGCAATGCCTGGGTAATAGTATAATTGCCCGACGTAATACGTACCGGCGGGAAAAAATACGGTTCCACCGCCAAGGCTGTTTACGTAGTCAATACACGCTTGGATCGCTGCTGTATCGTCGGTCGTTCCGTTGCCGGTTGCGCCAAACGTCTTGACGTTGATGTACGCGCCCGCAACACCGATGTTGGAGATTGCGGTCTTTACGGTAATGCCATTTTGCACAACCGGAGTGACTTCAGCGCCCGTAAGCGGCGTAGTTGCGTTAGGAAGCTCTGTAATTTTAACGATAGCCATTAACTAACCCTCAATTAACGGGCTTTAAGCGCGGTCACGGCGGGGAAGCAGCTAAGTTGCAAAATGTTCCAAATAATAGCTGTCATTTATTTGCTCTCCAGTTGTGCGACACGCGCACGCAGCAATTGAATTTCTGCTACTAAATTTGCAACTATTTCAGCGGATCCATAGTCAACAGATTGATATGAAGGGATTTCCTTTTCCACATATTGCCCATTTTCATCTTTAACTAGGTCAACCCTTACTGCATCTTTTTCGCCGGATACGCTCAACGGCGCAACTTCGGCAAGTTCATGCGCAATAAAGCCAACGCCTTTCGTCCCGTCAGCTTTCCACACCCATGTTTTAGGCTTAATTCCGTCAATAAACGCTCCGCTACCAGTTAAAGATTGCGGGTTGTCTTTGAGGCGGTAATCTGAAGTGGTGTTATATGCAACACCGCCGCTGTTAATAACAATTGAACCAACTTCTGTACCAGAAACATTTGCAAATAAAAACGCTTTGCCGCCGTTGCTGTAAATGCCTTGCGCCCATTGATAACCGTAATAGCCGCTACCAAGAAAAAAAGCGCGACGAGTATTTGTATTGTCTCGAAGACTAAGCTGAACTGAGGTTTCACCGGGTTGAATAGAAGTTAAAACGCCGTCCTCCGTGGTTCCGCCAACAGTCATCCCACCGCCAGCGTGAATTCTGGCGCGCTCAGCGTTGTTGGCGTAAAAAACAAGCGCATTATTAGACAGCGTACCTACAACGCCTTCAGTCGTATAACTGATTACGGTTTTGATGGTTCCATTGCCGCCAGTAATTACGCCGTTTACATCCAGCTTGGTCGCCGGGGTGCTTGTGCTAAGGCCAATTCGATCCGTGCTGGCGTCTACAAACAGCAAGTTGGCGTCCGTATCCCCCTCAACGCGAAAATCAACGTCCGCGCCAGGTTCGTTGATGACTACCCCACCATTAAGCGTGGCGCCGGAAGAAGACGTTAGCGTTGTAAAATCGCCTGTTGAGGCGGACCCTGCGCCAATCGTTGTGCCATCAATAGCGCCAGCATCAATATCAACTTTAGTAAGATTAACTTCACCCGTTCCTTTGGGCGTAATGCTGATGTCAATGTTGGCATCGGTGCCATCAGCCGCCAGCGTTGTGCCGGTCAGCGTGACACCTGCCGCAGCAACGTCCGTGTCAAAGGTCAGCGCGTTTACCACGCGGCCTTTGGTCAAATTATCAATCGACACCTTTTTGGTGGTGCTGCTCTGCACAATTGGCAGAACTTCGGTGCCACCGACAGGGGTAGTTGCTGCCGGCAATGCGGAAATTTTTAAATCAGCCATATTTTATTACTCCAACAGCAACTGGCCGTTATCCTCTTGCACAAGGTTGTCGCCAGATTCAGCTAAAAGATTACCTACAGAAGCCCCACTATCACGCGTGCCTGAAAACAGCGTGGCCACGGCTCCAAGGCCGATCGCTACGCCGTTTCGCAGTGCAACACCCCAACTCATCGGATGTTAATGGGTTTGGCGTACACGTCGCCGCTATCCGACACGCGGATGGCACTTACCCGCCAGGGCGCGCCAGTGCCTTGCGGCACAATAAACGGAATCGGCGTAAACGCCGGGATCGGGGTGCTAGAGGTTGTTGCGGTGACGCCCTCACCGACTACAACGTAGGCCGGGGTCGTTGACCAGATGACAACGCCCTGCGGGCCAGACTGCCAAGTCGCCGTGGAGCCAGCGGTGCCCGTGTACGCTACCGTACGACCGGGGTATACGGCATCGGCCATCGGATTAAGAAGTTCCATGTTCTACCCTCACGCTAAAAAGCGCAGTTTATAAATGGTCGTAAGATACAACGTCAGTATCTCATCAATCAAATTTTGTAGCGGGCTATCCTCTTTACTACACACCGTGTAACGCATTTCCTCAAGCGTCTTTAGTTCGTCCTGCAAAAAATCGAGCACATTGTTCGTCTTTTTAGCCGACTGTAGCGCGACTGGGCCAATTAGCCCATACCGGCCTTGATACGCTTCAGCAAATGCGTCCGATAGCTCGATAACCCCTTCGTAAAACTTCTGCAAAGCCTTATGTTTTGCGTAGTTACGGGTGTTTAAATGCGTCGAATGGGCAACATCCCGAGCTAAAAAGATGTGCCCGATAAAGACTTCACAGCTCATTGTGGTGGTGCTCCCATGCCCATCTCAGGCGGCATCGGCGGCGGAGCTTCCATGCCCATCTCGGGCTGCATGGGCATCTCGCGCTCGGCGCTAGGCGACACAAGCTCGCCGTTATTCATCATACCGGCCAAAGTGCCCATTATGATGTCCTGAATCTGTTCCTCACTCAAACCGCTTTCAACTGCCTTGATGCGGTCAGTTTCGGCGCCATACGCCTTGACCTCGGCTTCAAACTCCTTGATCTGCACCTCGCGGGCTTCCATGGACTGCTGCACGCGCTGGAGCATCTCTTGCATCATCTGCATTTCTTGCCCCATAGCCTCCATTTGCTGCTGGGCAGCCTGAAGCGCCGGGTCTTCCTCGTCCGCCAGAAGTTTTGGATCAATGACCTTCTGGAGCCGCTTGCTGATTTCCTGCGCGCCCGGCCAGTCCATGTTCTTGACGAACAAGTCGCCTGCAACCTGCCACAAGTTCGGGTTGGCCTGCAAAATCTGCCCCATCGCGTCCATCGCCTCCTGGCGCTTGGTCGCGTAGGACGGGCCGGTCGTGACCGCCACGTCGTACTTACCGACAGACGGGTTATAAATCTTCTCAATCACGATGCCCGTCTCGTTCATCAACCGACGGACAGGCTCAGCCTGCATCGGGTTGATTTTGACCGTTGCGGTCTCTCCGTCGATGCCAACGATTCGCGCGATACGCTGGGTATCGTAAATCTTCGGAATCAAATCAACGAGTTGGCGCGTCCCATAGCGAATAGCACGAGCTAGGTTGTCTACAAAATGATAAGTGCCTGTGTCGCCTTGCCGTTCACGCGCCAAGATGGCCCGACCCGTGCGCTCATTGGACCGCATACCGAGGCTGGCATCGTACTGGCCGGTCGCGGCCTTGATGTCGTCGGCAGCACCCATTTTCGCCTGAATCAAGCCCGTCTGGGCAAGCGGCGGCGGGGCACGTTGTGGCAGCGGCAGGACTGCGCCCTGACCGTCTGTCACGTCGGGATTAACTTCTAGGTACGGCCAGTTTGTCGTGTTGGCCGTCTTCCATTGCTGTTCGTAGCCTTCAAACTGGCCGCCGTAGCCGATGAACGGCGCCTTGGGCGCCAAGGCCAGCATCTCTGCTTCCTGCGACACCCAGTAGTTGTACATGCGCTGGGCGTCCTTGGCGTTACGCACAAGCCCCGACACGTACATGCGGCCTTCAACTTCAAACTCGTTACCGATTACACGAATGACCGGAATCCATTTACCCAGCCATTCCTGTTCCTCAAGAATTTCGTAGCCGTTAGTCTTGACCCATTTGACGCGTTTTACGTCAACTTCGCGCTTGCGGATCGGCTGAAGGCCGAGCATCTCCAGCTCTTGCGCTTCGGGCGACCCGTCAAACGCTGTTTGGTTGCCGGCATACAGATTCAGCGTCTCGCGGGTATGTTCTTTGTAGAAATACTCCGCAATACGGACCGTATTCTCGTTAATCCACTGCGACAGCGCTTGATCGCCTACACCACGCTGCAAAACCGACGAAATCGGCTCTGCGTTGGGGTACATACGCTCAAAATCGGCTTTCGGGATGTCCTCGGTGATGAAACACCACTCCGCATCCGCGCCACAAGGGTCTTGGATGGTCGGGTCCATGTACACACTGAAGCTATTTCGGATGCGGCCTATGCGAAGGTCTTGATCGAACGTATTTTCGTCGCAGTATTCCGTCAAAATGCGGAAATACCCTTCGCCGTAGGTGACCTGGTTGTCGCACGCGGTGTCGTAGGCCACATCCGCATCCGAAATGTACTCAATATGACGGACAATTCCGTCAAAAATTTCAGCGACCTCAATGTCCGCCTTGTCATCAACGGGGATGACCTTGCCAGATGGCCGGTTCTGCCGCTGATCGTTGGTCACTTGCCGCACGTGCTGCGGCAGCTTGTTGATGGTCAGGCATGGACGCGCATTGACCGTCTGTCCTTGCACCGAGCCGCGCGTCGCCAACACGTCTTGGGGCCACTGCCACTGATTGTCCGGCGAGCCTGCCATGAAACGCAGGTCATCCAGCTCGTCTTCGCGGCTATCAGAGTACGCCGAGAGGGCCATAGTAAGGCGCGAGCGCGCCGTGGCCAGTACATCGGCTGGGTCGCGAGAGGCTTTGCCCCGGTTGGTCGGCGTGTTGGCGACGCGAGCGGCGCCCCTAAGCCCTGTTGGGTCTTTTGCCATTATTTGCGCTTCTTACCTTGTGCCTTACGCTTGACCGCATACGCAATTGCCACAGCCTGTTTTGGCGGCTTGCCGGCTTGCATCTCCGCTTTGATGTTCTTGCGGAACGCGCCTTTGCTTGCGGACTTAACGAGCGGCATTAGCGAGCTCTCCCCCGGCTGCGCATCGGCATGGGCGAGGGGCGAAAGTTCGTCGTCGTGCGGATGATGTCCTCAGACACGCGCCGACGCGGCGTCGGCATACGAGGCTGCTGGGCAGCCGGCGCGCCTGACGGCTGAGCCAACATGTTGCTAATAGTAGCGCGTCGAGAAACGCCAACAGGGCCGTATGCCATGATTACTTCCTCTTTTTGGCCGTCTTAGCCGATTGACGGAACGCCTTAGCGGTCGGCGCCCCCTTACTACCCGGTGTGCGCATCTTCTCACCACTACCGGCTGCAATGCGAGCCCGCTTAGCGTTAATGTTCGCGTAAAGACCTTTATTACTAGCCATTAGCTACACTTCCAGCGTCTAAGCGACGCCTTTGCTCGTTCAGCCGGCCCCTTGGCCTTGGCCACCACGCCCTTCATGCGCGCACAGAACGACTTTTTACGCCCTGCGTCCGCCTTAGTCTTGGGACTGGGCGCGGGAGCCTTCAAGTTGCTACCCGTAGCGCGGTTGTACTTGGCTCGGCCCTTGGCCGTCAAGCCCGCACCCTTCGACACGGGCTGCTTCTCACCGCGACCTACCGACAGACTGACCGACTTGCGTGCCATCAGGCTCCCATCCAACTGCTCGCCATGCCGTTGCCACCCTGCTGGGCAACGATTCGTCTTGGTATGTCGCGCGCCTCACGGCTTGCGAGCGGGTAGGCAAAAGTGACGGCGAGCGCATCTGCCGCATCCGGCGACGCTTGACCTCTAGCCTTCATCTCTTTCTTACCTTCCAAGAAGATCGTCCCCGACGAGTTAGGCTTGGTGTGTGGCCCGCACAAGTCCGACTTGAGTAGCCGATCAGGCGGAATGCTCGCCGTGCGTAGCCATTCTCGCATGTCGCCCCACATCTCGGCGCGCTTGTTGCCCCACATCAC